AAAACTAATCGGCGGTCAAAAATTACGAGAACTGGGGTCCAGTCGATACACGGACGATATTGATTATCTGATTTATGATCCCGGTAATCCGGAATTGTTCATCCGGAAACCGGGAATGGATATTGTTAACGCCGCCGCTCATCCGTTTTATACCGAAGTTTGGAATCTTGATGCTGATTCCAAAGATATTTCACTCCGTGCTCTTTTTGAACTTTGCGCCTTTACTTTTGTTAACCACTGTGAGAATGGGTTTTGGGAAAGAGCAGACGAGAAGGAATTTGATATTAAGTTTCTTGCCCGGAAAATGAAGGGAAATGTCAATTTTGATATTACCCGAAAATATGTTAGTGTCGGGTCGGCCAAAGAAGTTGAAAAGATACTGGCGAATATTCGGAATTGGTATTGAAGGAGAGAATTATGATTTTGAAGATTTTTTGTGTAGATAATAAGATTATTGAAATTGAGAATAGAAATGAATCAAAATAATTTTACTTTGGAATGTCTGGAATTACGGCGGAAACGGAGGATGTTCCCTGATCTGGAAACTATGGCTGATTTGGAAAATGAAGAGTTGCCGGATGAGGAAGACCGGATTGACTTGGCGCAAGAGATGTGGGAAAGAAGGATGGAAAGATGATTAAACAATGACCGGTTTCATCCGACATCGGCATAGATATTCTTTCCCCGGGTGTTCCGATCCTGCCCCGACCGCAAGTTTACTTTTCCAGTTTCCCGCCCTGGCATCTTCCAGCGTATCGGCGTAAACTGTCGGATCTGATAATTTACAAAATTTCCCGCCCATGAACCAGTGATTTCCGTGCCCCTCTGTTGGACGCGGGTATTTTCCTGCGGGATTCCCGACGACACGGATATCTTTTGAGTTGATCCATTGATAAATTTTTATTCCGGCATTGGAATATCTTGAATCTCTCAGATCAGCCATGAGGATATGAGTTTCCTGTCGGGCCAGAAATCGGGCTTTTCTGCGGCTTGTGTCAAACTCGGCCATAATTGCCGATTCAAGTTCCTTCCGGTTTGATCCCCGCAAAACATTTCTTTCGACCATTTCACGGAGCCTGGAAACCTGTTCTTCATTCCAGTTCCCTTTTCTGGTTCCGTCCATGGTTTCATTGACAATGTTCAGCCGCATGTTATGGGTATATTCCCGGTATAATTTTTCTCTGAGTCCGGGGGTTATTTCGGGGAGGACTGTAATATTTCTGACGTCCGATTCAATCCGGTCACTGATTCTATTTATGGTCCCGGCAATCTGCGGCTGGAATTTTTCAATTTCTTTTTTGACGATATCAGACATAACGGAAATCTGAGATAGCATTTCACGGGAGACATGGATCATTTTGTCATTTGCCACAACTGCGGCCGCAGAAACTTCTGCCGGAGGAATTCCTTTCCAGGTTTTGGAATGTTTATCAAATGTCGAGTATTTCGACAATTCTTTTGAAATCTTGGCGTTAAATTCACCTGAAAATGTCCCTTCGGAATATCGGATTTTTCCGGATCGTATGGCTTTTAAAACTTCGGAATTGGAATTACAGAAAGAATTGTAGATCGGTTTTTTCAGGATATCAAATAGAGGTTGAAAATAATATTTCAGAAAAAATGCGTTTAAATCGGACTCGATCGGTTTCCAGTCGGATTCATGCAGGATTGTCATTTTTTTCTTTTTCTATCAATTTATCGGGATGTTCTTTTTCCGTGTAAACAGCGTACAATTTTAATTCAGTTTTTGCTATAATGTTATGTTCCGATCCGGCGGGAATCACAATGGCGTCCCCATCTTTCACGGAATATTTTTTCCCTGAAATTATGGCGATACCTGTTCCCCCTTCAAACCGGATAAACTGATCAAGATTAAGGTGAGTTTCCATTCCGATTTCTTCCCCTGGTTTCAGAGACACCAAAACAAGCTGAGCATGCGGACCGGTATAAATTACCTTCCGATAATTTTTATTTTTTTTGGTCTCCTTTTCGACGTCGACATGGAACCCGTCAGGATCGAAAGAATTTTTTCTTTTTCTGAAGACTTTGAAATTGAATAGACTATTTTTTTTCTGCTTAATTCCACGAATATCAGCAAGGATTTTTTCTACTTCTCCAGTAGCTCCTATTGAAATATATTTTCTGGTTATATCAAAATTGACATTCCCCCCCATCTTGCGGGCCAGAAATTTAATATCATATTCCTTTGTGTCTGCTTTATCCCATTGTCCGTTTTCAGCATGTTGAACAAAAGTAAAGACGGCCATTTCAAAAAGGGCTTCCAAACTGGCGTCTTTATTTTTTTTATCCATTTGCCATATTTCCTTGTAAAATGGATGGGCAGCGGCATTGACATAATCCACGCCGTCCTTTTTGATAAACAGTTCCGGGTTGTCTGAATCATAAATCAGATAATCAGTATCGTCGGTAAACCGTTCAGATCCAAGTTGATGTAATTTTCTTCCGCCGATTAATTTTTTATCTTTAAAATCTTTATATTTTTGATCGACTTCTCCGGCTCCTTTGTCTTTTTCAGTCTTTTCTGTTTTTGAAGATCCGCCCCCGCCAGTCCCGAATTTCCCGTCTTCATCCCGAGGATGTTTTGATTCATCAAATTCTGATTTGTTTGACATCAGCCCAAAACCCATATCGTCCGGTTTTTCCGGAGCTTCCGGCTGTGGAGGTAACAATCCTTTTCCGGCTTTTGTCTCAATCTCAATCAATGCGGATTTTTCTGATTGTTGCATGATTTCTGCTGAGTCAATAAGTCCGCGATCATAAAAATTGAAAAGGCGATTAGCTTCCGCGTCTTTAACTTGCTGTTCGACCTCCGGCGTTAACTCCCGAAGCGACGGCCAGGAAAAAGAAAACGATGGAACGTATCCCAGAGCATAAGAAAACATAACCTTGAGAAGATTACGAACAATCGGATTAAGAGGTTTTCTTACCTCTGCCTCGACCATTGCGTTATAAACCTCAAGAGTATCTTGTCCAGACGCAAATCCCGTTGCCGACTGACCAAAAAGTTTATTTTCAGGAATGCGGAGGGCCGCCGCGATACCAATCCGGTTTTCCTGCATGACTTCGGCCAGACCTGAGAATGTCATTGATTTCGATTCGTATTCTTCCTGTGCATCAAGAACCAGAGCATTAATATAATTCTTAATCTGATTGGCCGTCTGAATGCGAGTTGTTATAGCCGTAGTTCCTCCGGTTGTCATCATTTTCTGAGCCAGCCCGTTGATTTTATAAATATCAACTTTGGCCTCGTCGAGCAATTCGTAAGTGACATCTTGGGTTTTGAGATATAAATTCAAATCCCGGATCATCCGTTCGCCTTCGGACATTCCCCATCCTCTCAGCTGTTGCCGGACATAATGCGGCGCGCGTTTTCCTCGACCCATCAAAAATCTGGAATTATGAACAGGGGTCCCATAAATATAAAACAGGGTGTCGGGATCAGGATTTTTTTGAAATGCGTCATTGTCGTTAATGTAAGATAAATTGACGTCCAACTGCCATCGATCCAGATCATAGAATTCAAGCGGTTGTCGATGGAATTCATCAAAATCAATCGGTTGTTCCGGGTCCTGATTGCTGTTGATAAGAACGGCGCCCCCACCAAAAAGCCGGACCCAGGTCCACGCATCAAGAATTGTGGTCCAAAGATCGAAATCCTCCCATTTTTCCAGAACATCGTCGACGTCTGCAGAAGAAATCTCCGGGCAGTCAATTTCAATACCTTTTCCGATCGCGTCAAGGATCGGCTGTTGAATGGCAGTTTGAAACAGACCGTTACCGGTATACATATATGTCAGAATTATACGGTTGAGCGTGAGAAGCGCGTAATTATTTGAATATGCGGCGGTTCCGTAGGAAGAAAGTGTGGATCCGCCGGTTACACCGTTTATAAATGCCAACTGCCCGGCAAGCTCTGTCAGGCTGTTTGTCACGTGTCTATTTTGTACTGTGCTGTTTGTTTTCTGTCGTGGATGGCGGTGTCTACTCATTTATCCCCAATACTATATTTTTTTTCTCTTTCCGTCAATCAACTAAATCACGTCCAGAATTGATACCTGATATTCCGTTTTTTCCTCGATCGCATACCGTGACGCCGCGATCGCATCGTCTTTGAATTTTACCGGTTCATCCAGAATATTTCCGTCCTTATCCTCTTTCCATTTGTACGATTTTGTTTCGGAAGTCAGCCCCGGACATCGTTCCGGGTCAATAATCCATTTTCCGCGATTAAGCCAGTTGATATGTTGCCGGACAGAATCAGACCCTTTTTTCGCGCCGATCAAATTATACCCGGAATTATTCCAGTCAAGAATTGATTTCGGTTCTGCCGAATCCGCAATGCATCGCTGATCACGGGAAAGAACTTCCATCCTTTCATTTTCTTCGATAATCTGATCATTCGTCATTTTTCTGACATAAAGCTCGTTGAAGGAATATTTGATGCCGTCCTTCAGACCGATCAACTCGATAGCATGATAATGATTAAATCCGAAATCCATACCGCACAGGATTTCATCAAAATCTTCCGGTCTGTACGGACATGGAGCATATTCAATATTTCTAAAAACCAGATTTCCGACGGATCCCCAATTCCCCAAAGCGTAAATTTCATAATAAACCCGGTCTTCAAATTTCAGGGATTCAAGTTCCTCTTTGTAATCATCGTCGATAAATCTGTTATCGTGATAAGTTGATTCATGTATCGTAATTTTTTTTCTTTTTTCCCCTGGATTATCAAAAAAACGGGATTTCATCCAGTGAGTATCTGAGACCGGATTAAACATCATGGTCATTTGGAACGGCTGACGGGCCCGGCCACGAAGACGAAGATTGAGTTGATTAAAATCCTGTTCAGTAATTTCCGTGGCTTCCTCAATGATGATATCGGTTAACGGACCGTTTTCAAATGTGATGGATTTTATTTTTTCGACATCATCCAATCCAAGAAATTTCATTTGATTGCCGTTGTATTTGTTTGTCAAGGTCATTGTTGTTTTCATCTCGTCATATAACGGCCAGAGCTTCCAATCTGAAAGACAAGATTTCATGAGAGGATATGTCGATGTACCATTCGATTTCGCAGATTTTCTGACTGTAAGATAATTATGACCAGGCTCGGCGGTCATTCGATATGTTGCGCAACGAAAAGAGTCTACAGATTTCCCGGAACCGGCGCCGCCTTTTTTGACAATAAATCTGTTTCTGTCAAACCAGAGAGGATAAAACGATTTATTGACCCACAATGGAATCGTTGAAAAATCAATCTTCATCCGGGAATTCTGCGTCGTCCAGAGATGGCGGTTTTCCGATTTCTATGGATTCGATGGCGATTTCTTTTTTATCCCGCCATTTTTCCGGCTGTCTGTTTTTTAGCCAGATAAAAGCGGCGGCGGTGTCTGGTGCGTAATGTTTTATTGTAGGAACGACCATAGCTTTTCCGTTGTCATTAAAAATCTTGTCTTCCGGATGAGAGTATCCGACAGCTCTTTCAAAAAGAGCGCGCTCAACACGATTATCCAGATCTTCTTTCGATTGTTTTATGGACTGAAGAAAAGATGGATATTTCTGTTTCCAAGTATTTATTGTTTTTTCGCTGACTTTAAAAAAACTGGCGAGATCTCTGTCTATAGCGCCAAGCTGACATAATTGATAAGCTTGTTCGTCATATTTTTTTTGATAAGCCGGAGGTCTTCCTTTTACCGGTTTTTTTTTCTCCATAATAAAAATTATATATCATAAACCATAAAAAAATCAACAGAATTCGAGTGAACAAGGGTGTTCACTGTTTGTTCACTTTTTTGTTCACTCGTAATTGTTTATGGTATATACAGTTAAATCAAAAAAAACACCGAGTGAACAGCTTGAACAGAATTTAATAGCCCCCTATACAGAAAAATAAAAATTTACCTAAATTTACCGTTTTTTACATACCGTCTATATAGGTATATTTTTTTAATATTTGTTCACTTTCTCCTTTATTATAATATAATTATATATATTATATAAAATTATTATTATTATATATATGAACAAAGGCATAACAAACACTCAACAGACGCTGAACA